AATGTTTCGAGTTCCATTATTTTCTTCATCAATGCATTAATCGCTGAGATACTTGTATTCGATGAATCTGCAATCTGGTCAAAAGCTAAGAACAAATTATCAAATGCTTTTACTTCTTCGATAGCTTCTAACAAATTATTATGAGCTTCTGTAATTCTTATAATGTTTGCTGGTGTTTTTGCTGTTGCTTCATTATATTCTTGAGTAGCTTCTTTTAATCGTTCTCTCTCTCTAATTAAATCTTCTTCGGCTCTTTTTACATCTTCTTCAGCACTAAGTAACTCTTGTTGAGCTTGTATTGATTCCCTTGATACTTGAGTAGATTCGTTTTGTAATTCAATAAGTCTCTCTTGCGCGACAGCTAATTCAAGTTTTTGTATTTCTGATTTATCTTCTACATCTGTTAATTCTTGTACTTTTTCTTGTTGTCTTGCGATTGCTAATGCTTCTTTATTTGATAGCTCAGTGCCATGTTCAGCTAATCTGTTTGCTTCTTCCTGTGCTGTACTTTGTTGTAATCTTGCTTTTTCTAGTTTATTCTCAGCATCTGCAACATCAGTAACTCGCTCTTCCCTAATCTTAAGAAGTCGCTCATTCTCTTTAAATATATCGTTATATGCTTCTTCTGCATTAATCATTTTCATCAAAGCACCCAGTTGATTGTTTTTTAATTCATTAGTTAAATCTTCTGAGTTATCTACAAAATCTTCTACTTCTTGGTTAACTTCATTTAGTACATCTCTATTCATTGCAAGTTCAACTTCTAATCTATGCATATTTCTTGCTTGGTCGTTTGCTTGAATTGCACCTTCCCTTAATCCATCAGCAAATTCTTTATAAACTTCTATTCGCATTTGATTGTTGTAATTCTCTTGTGCTTCAGCAAGAGCATCAACAACTTTTGGTACTGGCAATGCTGTCCTATTAAGAAAATTAAAAACGCTTACTAAGAAGTCTAAACCTTTTGCAAAATCTTCAAGGTCTGGCATTCTTCCTACAAGAACATCTAAAAAAGCACCAGTGATTTCTATTGCTTCTTTAAACGCTGGTTTGTAATTTTCTAAAATCATTAATCCAACATCATCAAACTTACTCTCTAATATTTCTAATTGTGCTTGTAAAGAATCAACTTGATTCTCAGCAACTTCTTGGGTTATACCACCTGCATCTTCTAAATCATCTTGGAATGTTCTTATAGAATCTGATGCACCAGATAATATCTTGACAGCATCAGCAACACCACGATTAAGTCCTAGTGTATCAAGTAAGACTGCCTTCTGTTCATCAGATAGACCTGCCATACCATTATCAAGTTCTTCTACTACATCAGCTAGATTTTTTAAGTTTCCTTCGTTATCAACAACATTTATATTAAACTTTTCAAACTCTTCTCTATTTTTACCAACAGCTCTTGTTACATCTCGAAGTAACTGATTTAGCTTCTCTCCAGCTTCAGCTCCCTTTACACCTCTATCAGCAAATGCAGATAATACAGCAACACCTTCTTCAATAGATTTATTAGTTACTTTAAGGGCAGAACCAGCTTTGTTTGTAAGAGCTTCTGAGAACTGTTGAACAGAAGCGTTTGCTAATGTGTTAGCTTTTACTAAAACATCTGTAACTCTTGTTAGGTTATTAAGGTTGTCTTGTGCATTATCAACTGTAAGTCCTAATGCAGACTGGGCATCTGTTGCTAAGTCAGTAGCAGTCGCCATATCAAACATACCAGCTTGAGCAAACTTAGCTACTTGTGGAAGTGCAGATATTGACTGTTCTGCATCTAAACCAGCAGATGCTAAGAAGAAAAACGATTCTGCTGATTCTGTTGCTGTAACTCTCATAGTTACTGCTACTTCTCTGGCTTTTTGAGCCATTCTATCTTGCTGGTCATTAGTCGTTTGCATGATTGCAAGAGACTGAGTCATTGCATCATCAAACTCTATAAAGTTTCTTGTTGCATCAGCGAGAGCTTTTGCTAAGACAGTACCGACAGCAAGACCAGCTACACCAGCACCTTTGGCAAGTTTGCCTAGATTTTTACCACTCTTATCAGCAGAACCACCTAAGTTATCAACTTGTCGTTTTGCAAGTTCTGCACCTTTAGTGATTATATTTATCGCTATGTCTGCTATTGCCATTATCTTTTTCTCTTCTTAGCTTCAGCATCAGCTAAAGCTCTTGCCTTATTTATTTGGTTGTTTTCCCAATTATAGAACGCAATCCACTGATTGTATTCCATTGTACTCATACTAGCTAATAGCTCTGCGACAGTCATGCCAAGCTCTCTGGATAACTTAAATCTAAATGTTAAATCTAAATCAGTATCAAAATTGTTCTGCTTCGGCAGAACCCCCAAAGCCATTAAGCTGATTTATTTTTTCAAATATCGTGTCAATAACTTTTGCATCTTTTGTGTAAAGTTCTTGGATAGTTTCATCATCTAGTTCTGGTTCTACAATACAAACTTTTAAAAGTTCTTTTTGATAATCAAAACCATCTGTGTCTTTATCTCTAAGCAATTTACCTAATTCGACTTGCATACCTTTATTGATACCACGAATCAGAATAGAGAATCCCCATTCTTCAATTTCAAATTCTTCTTCTGGAACTGAAGGAAGATTCTTTATATCATTAGTAGATAATCGTTTCATGTATCTCCTCTCTCTTTATTATCTAATTAGTGTGTGCCACGAGTAACTGCACCAGAAACTTGTAAGTCTGCTGAGTAAGCGACTACATCTCCTACTGGGGAACTCATTGCATAGTTAGTTAGTATGCATTCTCCAGTGTAATTGATTTTTCCAGAAGCTGTTCCTTCTGGGCTATATTCAAATGAAAGAGTTGCAGTTTGTCCTACAACTGCGCCAAATATTGCATCGGCAGTAGCATCAAATAATCCACTTAAGGATATTGTGGCATCTTTTAAACCTACAATGTAAGTTTTATTAGATGCACCAAGTACGCTAGTTTCTGCAACATCAGCAGTTTCTGGGAAGTCAACATTGTTCACAAAAGCTGATATGTCAGTTAGAGAACCACTTGCGTTATCTAATTTGAATGCCGAACTTTTACCATGTACAAATGCCATTTTATCTTCTCCTTAATTATTTCTTCCAAAACCAACTATTGCATTAATAGTTGGAGTAGATGAACCACCAATCGTATTATGTACTCTGACATACCTGTTGATTGTCGTACCTTCAGCTACTTTTTTAATCTCACTCGTTGCACCTGTTGCTTGAGTGAATGTTATTAAATCAGCATAAGTTACATTATCAGCACTATGCTGAATCTTTACATCTCCTGTTGGAGAAGTACCACTCACACTGGTAACGATTAGAAACGCTCCACCACCACCAGTTGAACTCGCTGAGTTGTCATTGGCAGAACCTTGCGCTCCTGTTGTTGTAAAAGCACCAGCATTTAAAACAAGACCTATCGTAACTCCATTATCTGCTTGAGCATCTATTGAAGTTGCAACTACATCTCCTACTGGGCTTGATACACCATAGTTAGTAATGTTTGCAGAACCAAACTGAGTTCTATCCCCAGTCTCTAGTCCATCAATACCAACAATTAAATTAAAATCAGAACCACCTAAGAGTGGTTGAAGTGTCGCATCAGCAGTAGCATCGAATAATCCTGTCAAAGAGATTGTGCCATCATCTTCTCCTGCTATGTAAGTCTTTGCTCCAGAAGAGCCAAAGTTTGTTGTTTCTGCTACATCAGATGTTTTTGCTACATCTACATTATTAAAATATTGACTAAAGTCCACTGCGTTAACATGAACCTTAGTTCCTTTACCATGAACGAATGCCATTACCTTCTACTCCTTCTTCTTCTACTTCTTCTCATTCTACCACCACGCCTTGAGCCACCACCAGAACCATAACTTCCTTTACCCACTATTCTTCTTCCATTGCTTTAGATTCATCAAGTACAATGCCTTGCATAATGAGCCACTTAAAACTTTTTCCCATTTGTTCTTTTGTAATAGAGTCTCCGACTTCATATCGTTTCTTACCGACATCAATTCCACTCTGTACTATATATTTCATGCTATTACCTCTACTGTAAACTCACAACCTAAGTAGTCTATGTTGTTTATACTATACACTCCATAGTTGTCTGCTTCTACTACTCTAGCAGAGTTTGCCACGCCACCTAGTGTTACATCGGATTCTATTTGAGTTTTCACAGAACTCGAACCACTAGAAGCGAGAAATCCATCTAAGGTATCTTGAGCATCTTGAGCATCAACTCTACTGACATAAAGAAAAACTGGAATGGTGTAAGTGTCTGCACCACGAGCCATTGCTGTATCATATTCAATACTATCTACAACACCAACAACTGCTGTTGGTGGTTCAATACTATCTGGAACAAAACCAAAAACAGTAAGTGTAGATATGTTTCCTAAGTTAGTTGCTATTCCAGACCTTATCGATGATAAAGATGCCATTATCTTCCCTTCCTAAATTGTCTCTCAATTTGTTTGGTTGCTACTTGTAATAATACTTTATTTTCATTCTTTGCATCTCTTACTCCCATTTTTAAAAATGGAACTATTGGAGTACCCTTTTGTGCAATCGAGTTAGCAACTACATAAGGATTCATGCCATGTCTCTTTGCCCAACCTGTAAGAGCTTTGACTGGTGGGAAATGTGGTCTTGTTCTGTTGAATGGTTCTGACATTCTAAATCTTTTCTTTGGATTGCCATGTACAAATGATGCATGTTTAGCTGTGGCAAAAACTTTTGTTTTGTTTGGTATTCTACCTTGAGATTTGACTCTTGTGTATTTAATACTTCTTCTTAATGCACCTGTATCAACTGGAGCATGTTCTTTTGATTTTTCTTTTATAACTTTACCATAGGCATTGAGATAATTACGAAGTGGTGTCATCATAAGGTTGTTACCTTTGAGTCTTTTTCTTAAACTCTCTGCACCAGTAATCTTTATTTCAATACCAGTTTCTGCCATTAGAGTTTGTTCTTGATGTAACCTTTAATGAGTTCTCTTGCATCTGGGTCAAACTTGTTAAACAGTTCTATCTGTCCAGTTTGCTCGTTACCAAGAATATTGAATGGTGCATCTTTTCTTTTGAATAGTCTTAACCCTTGAATAAGAGTTGCTTGTTTGATTGATTTCGGAACAGCACTATATCCAAACTGTGCTGTAATTTTTACATTTTTAACTATCGTTGGGTCGAATCTCTCTGAGCTTCTGGTATCAAGTATTGCAATCTCAGTGATTGGTGCAAACTCTTCTCCATCAACTTGATTACCTGCATCTATTGGTTTCAGATAAAAGTCTGTATCTATTGTTAGAGTCTTATCGTATGAACCATCATCTGTTGTATCAAGTTGCACGACTAAACCACTTGGTGTAGATATATCTGGTACTTCTAGGAATATTACATTTACTGGAGTAAAGAACTTTGATTCAGAACTTGTCTGATAAAAGAATCTGCCAGTTATTGCATCTATCTGCCTACTTGCACCATTTATAGCATTCTCCAAGTTGGTGTCTTGTCCAGAACCACTCAACCCAATGTAGCTTTTAAGTTCGGCTAGAGTAGTATATCCATTTACTACTGCCATTTAGTTTTACTTACCTTTATTCTCTTTTGGAGCTTTTGCTTTTGTAGCAACTATGTTTAATGCTTTGTAATCTGCATCAGACATCTCTTGACCTTTTTTCCCCATGAGCTTACCTTTTGCCCAACCTTTAGGAAGTCCACCAGTTGTCTCTACACATTCTCCAGCATCATTCATATAAATATCTTTTTTTAATTCCATTTTTTCCTCTCCGACTATTGAGCCACCATACGAATGATGGCTCATAATAGCCATATCTAATATTTTAGATGTTTGTTATGGAACAGAATGCAGTTGGTCTATAAACTGGGAATCCCAATCTGACTGTTGCCTTCATAACCATAATATCTTTTACAAAGTTCTCATCGTGTGAATCAGACATTGCAATTTCCATACCTTGTCTTGCGACTATATGACATGCTTGTCCACCACCGAATACACCAACTATTGCAGTACCTGCTGGTCTTGTTGTATCAAGAACTACTGGCAATCCCCAAAGGGTTGCACCGACAGCTCCACCGAACTCTCCTGCACCAACAAATAATGGATTCAAAGAACCACTTGTTGTTACTGCATTAACTTCGGTTACAACTTGAT